ACGCTTGGATAATCGCCCAAAAGTCCGCGCCAGCGTTTGAGCTGAAAGCTCCTTTAACATTTTCCCAGACAAAAATACTTGGTCTGAGCTGAGCAATGAGGGCA